TGGTTCGGCTTGCGGCGAAGCAGGTAATACGCCCGGTGGTTGCGGTCTAACTCCTTCGACTTCCCGTCGGCCTTCTTTTTGTACGTCAACAGCGGCACCTTGCCGACGCCACGGCTGAGCAGGTTCAGCCCCCGCCACCACGGCGAGTAGGTGAGGGCGGTTTCCCGGGTGACGGGGATGCCGGACGACGCCGCGTTGCCGCCGAGGAACATATCCCACGCGGCGGGGTCGTAGAGGCTGAAGCGCGGGTTCTCCGGCGTTGCCGCGCGGAGCGGGCTGACTACCCGTTCGAGGAAACCGACGGCCATCGGCGGGCCCCCAGGACCGAGAACACGACCAGCGACACCCCGACGACGATCCCGAACGCCGACCACGACAGCGCCGCGGCACTGGCCCACACCACGCCGACACCGGCGAGCGAAAGGACATCCCACAGCGAAAAGGTGATCTTCAAGACTTCCTCCGCGGTGCCCTTGGCTCGCAGGCCCGGAATAATTTCTCCAGCTCGTCAGTCAGTCGCCGACGACAACTGCCGTTCTGTGTCATCATCGCGTACCGAATGCGTCTCTCTATCAGAGCTAACACGCGAGACGGCAATTTAATCTTTGCTTCTTGCTCGATTAGCTGCACCAGCACCTTGGCTTGCCACAGCGAATCCGCCATCACAGCCCCCTAAATCATCATGATGGACGGCGGCGCGTAGGGCGGTTCGGTGATCGCCGACCCCAGCGCCATGCACAACGCCGCCACGCCGTCGATCTTCTCCGTGCTCTTCTTCCGCGACGGCATCTTGTAACCCCGGCCGTCGGTGTGCAGGCTCACATTCCCCACCATCCACCGCAGCACCGGGTCGCCGCCGTGGCGCAGTTGCTTCTCGTTGAGCAAGGCTTCGAGTTTGCAACAGGACTCATTGTAACCGTTGATCGACTGCAAAAACTTCACCACGCGGAAACCATCGTATTCCAGTTCGTTGGCCAGTTGCGTGGCGTTGTACGGGTCGAACGCCAGTTGCTTGACGACGTAGGGCCGCGCGAACTCCCCAAGGTCGCGGCGGATGATGCTGAAGTCGATGGAGTCTCCGTCGGTCTGCCGCATGAACCCCCGCGTGACCCAGCCGTCGAAGCGCTGCCGGTTCTGCCGCTCGCGCTGCCGGCACACCCCCTCCGGCACCCAGAATAACATCCGCAGGTGCCAGAGCGCCAGCCCTTCTTGCGGCGGGAAGATGAACGCCGCCGCGGCCACGTCCAAGGTGTTGGCCAGGTCCAGGCCGACGTGACACTCCTTGCCGGCGAGCGTGGCCACGTCGAACGGCTCGCCGCAACTGTCCCACTGCGCGACCGAGAGCCAGCGCACGTCCTGCTGCGTCTTGAGATTCAGGTGCAACCGCTTGAAGGTGTTCTCCAGGGCGGGCGTCTCTTTCGCCTTCTTGCACTCGGCTTCGAGGTATTCGCGGCTGACGCTGACGCCGAGGTTCGGATTCGCCTTCGCCCACACCTCGGGGTCGGTCCAGTCGGCGTCAGGGGCCGTCTCGTAGATGACCGGCAGGAACCGCGGGTCGTCGCTCAACCCGTCCCGGACCTTGCGAGCGTAATCGTGCTTCTCGTTGCAGATCGAGTCCCGCTCAAAATCAGCAGTCGTAATGTAGATGATGAGCGGTTGTTTACGACCAAGAGAAGCCGTAGAAGTCGTGAGTACATCCACGAGTTCCCGGTCCGGCTGCGCGTGCAACTCGTCGATGAGAACGACGTGGGAATTTCCGCCGTGCTTCGTGTCCGCGTCCGCCGACAGGACTTTGTACACACTGGCCGGGTCCGCCTTCAGTTGGACCGATTTGACGCCCTTGTAGACGTTGCAGCGGTCGGACAACTCCGGTTCCTGGTCGATCATCCCCTTGGCGTGGCGGAACAGGATGGCCGCCTGTTCCTTCTCGGCGGCGGCGCTGTAAATCTGCGCGCCCGGCTCGCCGTCGCAGAAGAGGCAATAGAGGCAGATGGCCGCCGCCAACGGCGTTTTGCCGTTCTTGCGGGGGACGTACAAGAACAGCTCCCGATACCGCCGCACTTCCCGCCCCTGGTCGTCGGTCCGCAGCCAGCCGAACAGGTTGGCCACGAGTGCCTTTTGCCACCGTTCGAGCAAGAACGGTTGCCCCTTCTTGTCCCCTTCGACGTGCTTCAGGCAATCCTGAATAAACCCAAGGGCGTTCCGCGCCCGCTTGGGGGAGAAGTGGCACCCGGCCGCGTCCCGGAACGGGTCGTAGCCGGGCAGCGCCCCGAGCAGTTCCCGCCAGGCCTTACCCGGCGAAGTATTTCGCCTTGCCACCGCCGGCATCGGGTTTCTTCTCCGGGGCCTTGAGCCGCGTCCGCGAACTCGGCGTCAGGCCGAATTCGGCCAACAGTTTCACCATCTGCGCCGCCGCCTGGTTGGCCACCGACAGGAGCGGATTCAGATAATACCCGCCTTCGGCCGACTTCAGGAGCGGCGTCGTCTTGGCCAGCATCCGTTCCGTCTCGACCCACCGGCCCCACGCCAGGCAGTACATCGCCAGCCCGGCCATGTCGGCGGCGGTCAGGAGTCGGGCGGTCACGAGTTCGGTGCCAAGCCGCTCCCATTCGGCGCGGGCCTCGTCGCCCAGGTGTTCGGGCGGCGGCGGCAGCGCCGAGAACGTCGGCTCGGCGTGGTTCAGCCGCCGCCGGCCGGGGTTGCCGGCCGCCAGCTTGAGGAACGTCGGTTTCGGCTTACGCCCCCGCATCGGCCTTCTCCACGGTCAGCCCCTCGGCCTCGGCGCGCTTCAGGATCACGTCTCCGTACCGCGGCTCTATTTCGATTCCGAAGCAGCGCCGGCTGAGGCGGTGGGCGGCGACGAGCGTGGTACCGGAACCGAGGAAGGGGTCGTAAACGTCGGCAGGCCACGTCTCGATTGCCAAACTTGGAAGTCCGACCGGATACTTGGCCGGATGGTCAATCGACCCGTCTTGGCCCCGGCTAATTCGCCAAGTCGCATCGGGGATTTTGACCGGGCCGGTCGTATTAATTCGGTCAATGTGGTAGTCGGTCTCCCATCCATTCGGTCCCATGCGGCCGCCGTGGCGAGTGGTCCCTTCCGACTTGGTTGCAACTGACTTCACTGCCGCTTTTGAATCGCGGTTGAAGTGGAAAATGAATTCAAACGACGGCGCACACCTTCCGCCGAATAGGCCGGGGAATCCGGTCATTTGATCCCAGACGTACCAGCCGAACCGCCGCCAGCCCTGGTCCCGCATCCAGCCGATCCACGCCTCCCAATAGGGCACCCATTCGCCCTCGCGGTGGATGAGTCCCAGGTTGACCAAGACCTGCCCGTCGTCGGCCATCGGCAGCGCCCCGAACGCGCCGCGCATGAGACCGTCCCAATCGGTGATCTTGGCCCCGTAGTCGCGCTGCTGGGCGTAGGGCGGCGACGTGAAGCACAGCCCCGCCTTCTCCCCGCCCATGAGCCGCGCCACGTTCTCCGGCACGGTACAGTCGCCGACGAGGAGCCGGTGGACGCCGCCGATGACCCACAGGTCGCCGACGCTGGTGCGGGTCGGCCCCGTCTGTTCCGGCGTGGCGTCGAAGTCGTCGCCGCCCGCGCCGGGGGTGACGGGTTCGGGAACGATGCCCGCCTTCTCGGCCATCTCCGTGAGCATGTCGGCGACGGCCTGACTGCCGGTCTGCACGTCCCGCAGGAGCGCATCCAGGGCGTCCTTGTCGCCCTCGGCCATCGCCGCCAGCGGGTCGAGCGTGGCCAGAATCTTCGCCTCGGTCGCCTCGTCCCAGGAGCCGACCAGCACCGGTACCTTCTCCGCCCCCTGTTCCAATGCCACCTTGCGGCGGGCGTGGCCGTCGATCAGCCGGCCGGTGCGTTCGTTGAACAGGCAGGCGCCGGCCCAGCCGACTTCGGCAATCGCCCCGGACAGGGCCGCGACCTGCGCCTCCGGGTGCCGCCGCCAGTTGCGGGGGTTCTCGGCCAGTTCGGCGGGGCTGCGCCACTCCAGCCGCAGCGGCATCTCGGCCGCCGGCGCGGGTTTCGGTCGCTTCTTCTTCGCCTTGGCGGCTGCCATACCCGTCCCCGGCCTCAATTTTGCGCCCAAAAAACCGCGGA